TTTAGAACTGTGGTGGCATTGCTGTGCTACGGCGATGACAACAAGATGTCAGTGGCGGAGGGCTATGGATGGTTCAACCACACTGCAATTGCTGGCGCTTTGGCGCAGATTGGAGTGACGTACACCATGGCTGACAAGGAAGCTGAGTCTGTAGCGTACATTCCGGTGCACGATGCAGAGTTTCTGAAGCGAGGAGCAGTCTTCGATGAAGAATTTCAGCTGTATTTGGCGCCCTTGAAGATCAGTTCGATTTTCAAATCCCTCCACTGTAGGAATAGGAAAAGTGTGATCTCAGAGCGAGAGCATGCAGGGGCGAATAGCGTCACTGCAGCTTTCGAGCTGATGTTGCATGGCCGGGAGACGTACGAGAAGTACGTCCCGGTTATAGAAAAGGTGGTGACCGAAGTAGGTGGCGACATCCACTTCCCTCTAAGCGTGCAATTGCCCGCCCAAGAAGGGGACGTGGAAGGAGCCACATACGGCGGTAAACGCCTACCCACTTATGACGAGCAGAGAGAGATCTACCGTCAGAAGTACCTAACCCCCGATCCGGTTCAAGTGATCGACTCCGTTGCCCATGGAGTTTAAGTTGAAGAGGCTTTACATGCGTGATCCGTTTAGTACATGTTTTTTGTTCTTTTATGTTATTAGGTAGGCTGTATGTAAGTAAAATGTAGCACGGGCCCTCGTGTCCGGCCCCTATTTAGGGGGAGAGCTAGTGAAGAAGAACACGTAAGTGGAAGGTTGAGTTAAACTCCATTTTCGTTAATACCTGACTCACTGATATTATTAAAAATAAAGGAGATGACGAGCTCCATACCTCGTCGCCTTCGCCTGCTGTTGCCAAGCAAGCGACTGTACAATTTGCAGACTCGGCGCCGCAAGACGTTGAGATTGCGGCACCAAATCGAGACGCTACATTCAAGCTTGCAGAGAATCCAGATACTAATCTGGGTGATTTCCTTGCTCGTCCTGTGCGCATATTCACTACCACCTGGGACGTTGGGGGCACGATTAATGTTACCATCGACCCTTGGTCTTTGTTTTTGGGTAATGCTAGTGTTGAGAAGAAGATTGATAACTATCACCTTTTTAGAGGAGATTTACGACTCCGTTTTCAGATCAATGGCAACCCTTTCTACTATGGCCAGGTTGTGTGTGCCTATCATCCACTCGCTTTA